AGGCGATCATCCCGAACATGGGCTACATGGCTCTGCTACGCAACCTGCGCAACTTCGATGAGGCCGGGGTGTGCAGCGACATGAGCGGTCTGGTGATCCGCAAGCTCGCCGACCCTGAGCAGGTGAAGCGATCCAAGCAGTTCCCGTTCCGCTTCCTGGCCGCCTACCGGGCTGCACCCAGCCTGCGCTGGGCTTCGGCACTGTCGGCTGCCCTGAACGCCTCCCTGACCAACATTCCCACGCTGCCTGGGCGCACCCTGGTTCTGGTCGACACCTCGGGCTCGATGAACATGACGTTCTCGGAACATTCGGAGATGAAGCGCTGGGATGCTGCCGCCCTGTTCGGCATCGCCCTGGGTCTGCGCAACCCCGGTACGGATGTGGTGTCGTACTCCAACAACGCCCGGGTGTTCGGGGTTCGCAAGGGCGCGGACGTGCTGGGTGAGCTGGCCCGCTGGGGTCAGGAGGGGTACAACCTCAATGGGGGCACGAACACGTTCGGGGTGCTCCAGCACCTTTACCGTGGCCATGACCGGGTGATCATCCTGACCGATGAGCAGGTCAACGCGGGCAGGGTGGACCACTCGTATCGGGGTGCTGGCTATGGGCACGTCCAGCCCGTAGACCAGACCGTCCCGGCCGACAAGCACGTCTTCGTGTTCAACCTGGCCGGGTACCAGTATGGCCAGGCCCCGACCGGCAAGTTCCGTCACTCGTTCGGCTCGCTTACGGATCAGATGTTTGCTATCATTCCCCAGATCGAAGCCGGAGTCTCGGGGGTTTGGCCGTGGGAAAACACGGATCGCAAGACGGATGCAGTTTAAAGGAATGCGGACTTCCGCGCCATGGTCGGAAGTCATACTGCCGAAGGCATCAAGCAAACTTCGCCAGAACCGGGAGTCCGCATCCATCTCGGTCACCATGGTCCTGGGAGACCTTACTCGCACGGGTGGAATGCGAGTGCCATAAAGTTTCTGGCTGCTGGATGTGGCCCGGCAAGACCGACAAGAGCGGCTACCCGAAGGCGTTTATCGATGGAAGACATTGGCGCTTAGGCCGGGCCGTCCTGAAGGCAAAAACAGGAACGCTCGGAATCGTGGCGCTCCACTCGTGCGATCAACCCAGATGCCTCAACCCAGGTCATCTAAGGTGGGGGACTTACGCCGAAAACTCCCAGGACGCCTGGCTGCGGGGTAGAGCTAAAAGCAACTTCAAGAGGCTCTACGGAGCAAGGAACCCGAAGGCCAAACTCTCCGATGAGCAGGCATCTGAGATGAAGCGACGATGCCTCTTGGGCGAAAAGGCTATTGATCTGGCAGTGGAGTATGGCGTCACAGCCGAAACTGTTCGCCGCAGGGTGGGTGGGGTACGAAGACTAAGGAAGGGGGCAATCGATGTTCATCCTGACCTTGCAGGGTCCGACAGCTGAGGGGAATCTCCTGATGGAAAGCTGGGAGATTTCCCAGGAAATGTATGTTTACATGCGCGCCCACATGAACAGGGAGCCCATGGCTACCACCTTGACTGATAAAGAAGCCAAGGTGATCAGCCAGCGATTTGCGGGCGACGACGAGGCTGGTAGCTGATGGGGCGGCTGGTTGACGCCGATGAGCTGATGGGCCTGTCTGAGGTCACGGCGTTCATCGGCTTGTCTGACGGTCGTATCAGCCAGCTCCTCCGTGACGACCCGACGTTCCCACGGCCGGTTACCTGCATTCTGGCTGGTCGGCTGTGGGTTCGTTCGGACATCCAGGCATGGGAGGTGAACCGGGTGAAGGGTAAGCCGGGGAGACCTTCGTTGAAGATCAAAGCGATGGAGGAGGCGGTGTTGAAGGAGACGGAGCCGACTTAGGTAACCAACCCGAGGAGGCGAGTTGAGTCACACCGATGCCCATGCCCCGTACTGGACCTGGGCCACCTGGTATGAACCGAGTCATCATCTGTACTGCGAGTTCTATCGGCACAGGTCCCGGTCTAACACGAGATATGAGCCCTGCAACCTCCCGGAAAGCCCTGTGCGCCACGGTGGCGGGCGTACTCGGACCCACGTACCTCTGTGTACCTGGCGTCCGGTATGGCCTCACAAGTACAGGGAGGTCAAGCGGCTGTTCGGCAAGGCGGGCGCACCCGAGTGGTTCATCCGGCACGTCTGGTCCGGACCTGAGCGGGTGCGTGAGCGGGACGAGCTGGGCAAGATGGTCAAGGAGTACAACGCCACCGGGGAGCTGGAGGACGGGGACTTTCCGAACTGGCAGGCACGTCACTGTGCCCGGTGGCTCTGGGACTGAAACGATCAAGCCCCCTGGGGACAGGTACCCGGGGGGCTTGATCTGGGAAGGGAAGATATGACGATCCGGCGTCACATTCCTTCCCTCACTCTACCAGAACTTCACTTCTTAGAATAGGAGCCGCCGTTCACCCGAACCAGTGCTCTGGCTTCCTGCTCAGAGGTGACCTCCTTGGTCTCCCCGGAGCCGGTGCGGACGACGAAAGTCGCAGGCTGTCCGTTCTTGCCCTTATTGCACGAGCACATGTCATTCTCCCCTCTTGTCAGGCATTACATCCGCATTCTTCCTGTGGAGGTAGCAGATCATGAAACGCTCGGCTAACCGCAGCGCCCCGCTCAGCCTGGCGCGTCTCGGCGAGGAAAGCATCGACCGCGCCCAGGTCGAAGTGGCCCGGCTCGGCAGGTGGGTTCAGGTCGCTGACCAGTCCTGGCTGCTCGGTGCCAGCATGTGGGTCAGGAAGAACGCCAGCGGCAACAAGGCTGTACGACCCGTCTCCGTCCTCGTGCAGCACGGGGAAACCTGGGCTGTTGACAGCCAGCGCGGCGACGAGTTCCAGGTTGCCGTCTACTCGACGCCAGTCACCGGACAGGGGCGATCGGCGCAGCTCTGCCGCCTTTGCCTCATCAACGCCGTGCACGAGTGCACCCGCTACCCAGATGCCGAAGCTGTCCTCACCTGCGTTGACCACTGCGACGGTGAGCCCTGTGTGGTCGTAGTGTTCGATGGCTGGGACGACGCCGTAGCTCTTGTCGGCGTGCCCGGTCCCCAGGGTGATCTTGCCGACCCTGACCTGGCTGCCGTCACTGGTGAGGACTGAGCCTTGCTTGAACCACTTGTAGTTCGCACGGCTGTGAGGTGCGATTACACAACGGTTACCCACGCCCATATGACACTGTTTCCAGGTAGCGAGGTGGCCGAAGACGCGACCGTCGTCTGTCACCTGAAGTGGCTGTGGTCCCGTGAATGGTGGGGCTACAAACCAGGACTTATCAGGCTTGAGCACACCAGCCGCGACCAGGGCGCTGGGGTCACCGTCCTCAAGGGCGTGTTCGGTGCGATCCTTGCCCTCAGCAGGCCATTTACCAGTGGCTTCGTGGTGGAGGTTAGCGCACAGACCCTCAGTGTCCTTCGGGAAGTGTTCCCGCAGAGCCCGGACGCACCGGTCAAAGGAACCTTCCGTGCCCCACCGAATCTTGGCCGCGCCCTCACCCCGGACCCAGTAGTCCTCCAGTTCACCACCGAGGCGGGACTGAAATTCCGGGGATGCCGTGGCTAGGCCGTACTCGTCCCGCTCAGGCATCTCATCGTCGTCCATGCAGGTCCCGTCAGGCATCCTGTGCTGACCCTCGGGGCACGGCTCGTCAGCCAGGGCGGCCTCGCTGGCACCACCGGAGTAGCGCTTCTGGATCGAGTCGATGATGGACTGAATCCTGGCCTTGCCTGCGGCGGGGATGTCAGCCTGGTTGAGCCTGGCGTCGGCGTTGTTGACGGCCCGGATGAAGATAGTCAGGGTGCCGTTGACGGGCTTGGCGATGGGTAGCTTGAACCCGGTCTTGTTGCCTGAGCCGTCAGACCACAGGAAGGCCCGGCCGTACTTGGCCATGTCGTCACCGGCCCAGGCGTCCAGGGCGCGTCGGGCTTCACCCTCATCCCAGGCCCCCGTGGAGGTGGGCATGGAGGACCAGCCTGAGCTGCGGACGGCGAACTCGGCTTCGATGCGGCTGGAGATGTAGAAGTCCAGCTCCTCATTGATCATGTCGGTCTCCAGGGAGGCAACTCGTGTCGGCTCATCAACTTCACTGCGGGCACCTTGGCGTCCACCCCTCTGCCAGGGGGCGATCACCCGGGGGTCGGCATACTCGTCACGCAACATGTCGTAGATGTCGGTGATGACTTCCTGCACCTTGACACGCTCGTCCTGGCTCAGGGTGTCGTACAGGCCGCCATGCCCACCAGACATGATCACCCCAGCGGAGAAGACGCCCCGGGGGATCAGATACAGCTTGTTGTCGATCACGTCGGCGATCGGCAGCCGGTAGGTCTCCCGGTTCGCCGGATTGCCCTTCGGGTCCTTCCACAGGAAAGCCTGACCAAACTTGCTCGGATCTCCCCCCGACCAGGCCGCCACATTGGTCGTGGCGGTTTCGAAGTCGAACGCGGTCTCCCTGGGCGCGATGGGCATCTTGCGCCAGGCTGTCGAGTTCACTCCGGAGGTGGCGAAAGTGGCCATGGTGATCCCGGCCGAGGCTAGGACGGTCATCTCCTCTTCAGTATCGACAGTGACATGCACCTGGGGGAAGGCCGGACCCATGACAAACGTGACACCGTGGATGTTGCCCCGGGTCACCTTCATCGCGTACTCGTCAGGACGGTCAGGATGCTGCACGACTTCATAGGCGAAGTCTGGATCGAGGTCCACCGAAGGGCCGATCAGCCGCTTCTCCAGCAGGTAGATGGCCTCGGTGACTTCGGGGACGATGCCTGGGTCAAGGAATTCACCGGCCCCCCATACGCCGCCGTCCCCTGCGTAGGTGCGCTCCCAGCTGGCTACGACCACCGATCCCTGGTGCCCTGGCCCGGAGACGCGCTGCCAGGCTGCGGGCAGGGGGAAGTCGCGGTAGCTGAGGATGTCCCGGCCGAACATGCGGCGGTCGCCGGTAGCGGCTTCCTCGGGGGCGACGAGTCCGTACCACCGGATGGCCATGTCAGCTCCCCTTAACGATCTTGAGGTGGCACCTGCAATTGATCACCAGATGGGCTGGCCCAGCCGGGTCTCCAGGAAATCTTAGGTCAAAGCCGCCCACCTGGAACGTATCGGACAGTCGCCTGGTCTGCCCATCCGCGCGACCGTGGGCAGGGCGCTCGTGGCCGTCCTCCCTGGCATCCCAGACCTTGCGCCAGCCGGGACCGGCAGGTGGCTCGTAGTACTGGGCTGCGGCCAGGACCCCCGCATTCCAGGCACGTCCGGTTTCGGTGCGTGCGATCACGTTTGCCCTGTTCTGCCACCACTCCGAGCCAGTGGAGAATAGAACCTGATCAATTCGGTCAGCGATCTGGCTGTCTGGCTCGCCCGCAGCCTGCCCTGCCGAGATCTCCGAGAAGATCAGGTTGTAAACGTCATCGGGCATCCTCACCAGGAGGTTGCGCGTCATCGCCAACTGGGCCTGGGCGAACGAGTTGGACGAGATGAACGGCTCGCCCGACTGCCAGCGCCA